TAGTAGATACAGATTCAGTATTTACCCTACATACAGCTGGAGACCCTTTCACTTTAGAAATAACAGAAAGAGCAGCCAGTCAAGTCCTATCCGTAGAAGTAATAGACAGAGAAATCGACGTTACTGCTACTACGGTCTCCTTATCGGTCTTCTCTCAATAGCACCAGTTCGTGCTGAAGATGATACGAATAATGTAAGTAATCCCGTAGCTGCAGCCACTGGAAATGTGACCAATCAAGCAGTGCAATTTCAGAATAATGGAGCACCATCCAGACAGCACTACGGACCTAATATTTCGTGTAATGGGTCAACAATGACTTTCTCCCCATTCTATATGGGGAATCATACAAAGCCTTGGGATATAGATGAAGATGGCATGAGACCATCTAGTTACACTATGGCTGAGAACTGGGGAGCACAGATTAACTTTATGGTTCCCCTGGATAAAAGAGGATTAGAAAGGTGTCGCAGTATAGCGGCAAGACAAGAAGAAAAGATGAGACTTGACTATGAATTAGTCAGAGTCTTGAAGTGTGCAGAGTTACAGCAAAAAGGCTTCATGCTATTACCTAATACACGTGTCTATGGGATGTGTAGCGATGTTATTCCTATATCATCTTGGACTAAGGCAAAGAAAGAAGTCTTGGAATGTATAACGCCACCTAAACCTTGGTATAAACCTTGGAGTAAACCTAAAGAACCTACATGCACTATGAGCACTATAAGTGAAGCAATAAAGAAACAAGCTGAAGCACAAGCTAAAGCAACAAAGAAAACCACTAAAAAAACATCTAAATAAATGATCGTACTTATCAAACCCGTCCTCATGGCGTTCCTCAGCTCTTCAGCTGTTAAGGAATTAGTTATACAACTACTAGAAGCCTATGCCAGCACCACTGATAACACCATTGATGATAAGGCAGTCGAACTGATTAAAAAGAACTTATTCCCAGGAAGCTAAATGAAGAAAGCCACTGAAGCCCAATTTAACGAATTACATAATCTCGTCACTAAAGAATTCCTTAAACGGGTCAAAAGTGGCGAAGCTTCTACCCAAGATCTTAAGGCAGCCTGTGATTGGCTTAAAACTAATGATATTAGCGGTATTGCATACGACGGCAACCCACTCTCCAAGCTTGCAGCTGTAATGCCAAAGGTAGATCCCGAACTAGTACAGAGTAGACTCTATGGCAGGAAAAACAGCTAGTTACTATAAGAGTAATCCTAAAGCTGCAGCGAAAAGACGTAAGCAGCAAAGAGCATATAACAAAACAAAAAAAGGTCTCAAGATACGAACAAACGCTAACAAGCTTAATAGAAAACTAGGTACTTACGGTAATGGTGATGGCAAAGATGCTGCACATTACAAAGGAAGTTCTACCAAAGGAAGACTTCAGTCTCCATCTATTAATCGTAAAAGCAGATTGAAAATTCGTAAATGACCCCACTACTACCTACCCCTAAACACTATTTATACAACCTAATAACCATGACAAATTCAGATGCTAAGCGTCTCTGGAGAAGAGCTATTAAAGAGCACTTCAATTGTCAATGCGTTTATTGCGGAAATAACTATGAAATTAATGAACTTACACTCGATCACGTCAAAGCTAAAACCAATGGTGGAGAGGATCTTACAAGCAATTTGGTACCCGCCTGCAAACAGTGCAATCAAGGGAAAGGTAGCAGTCATTGGCTCAGATGGATGCGTCAGACATATGGACATAACCCTCTGAGAGAACGACTAATTATTAGTCACATTACATAACACCCACAAGTCAATATCTCGTAGCCGTCCGAAAGGGCGGCTTTTTTTATGTCTGCAAATAAAGAAAGCTTACTTATTCAGTTTAAAAAAATAATTGATGAGAACATCGAGAAAGGTGCTAAAACATCCAAGGATTTAAGAATAGGTATTCCCTCAAAATTTATAGCATCAGATGGTAAAGAATATCGTCTTCAAAATGTTGGAAGGTATTTTAGAACAGGTAAGAACCCAACGTTTCTAGATGTTGAGCTTAATAAAGAAGTAACAGCTGCTAGAGCTAATGCCTTAAAGCTACAAACAAGTCCTAATGTTGAAAAATGGAATCCTAAAATTGATGCTGTAAAAGGGACTGAAGCTCACCATAAACGTATGGTGAAAATGTATGCACCTTTCTATGAAGGTTTAAATGAAAAACAAGCTAAAGAATTAACGCAATGGTTTGTTGATGAAGGAGTTCCATTAGGAGATGCAAAATCTAATTTAAAAAATCTATCACCAAAAGTTCATAAAGAGATTCACAAATGGATGCAAGAAAACAACATCCAAGTGAAACCTGATAAGACAGGTAAAGGTAACTTCGTAACTATAGATAAAGGTCCATATAAAGGAACTAAATTTGTAAAAGGAAGCGGAGATAGTGCTGTTAAGGCTGTAATGCCTAGTTTTAAAGAGCTACCAATTAATGCAAGATTTCCATTGATTGCTAATTGGCTTAAGTATGTACAAGATCCAGTAGATAAGAAACTATCTGAATTGGAGTGGGATGAGTACAATCGTAAACATCCAATAAAACCAGGAAATACTGCTCAAATATCTGAGATAGCTCAAGAGTTAGCTGAGGAAAATAAACTAAATAAATTAATCCAAAATGGTTCAAATGGAACTAATGGAGTTGTAAAGAATGGAACTTCAGACTTAGTAAATAAATTAGCAATTGGCAAAACTAAAGGTAAGACACTTGGAAGAATTGGACGTTGGGTAGCACCATCAGTACTTGGTGGAGGTATGGCCCTCTTAACTGGACTTGATGTCAAAGCCAGAGAAGCTAAAGCCAAAAAAACAAATAAATTCCTTGATAAATTACAAGCAAATATAGCTAAAGCTGAACTAGCTACTGATATAGCAGGTGCAGTTCCTGGTCCTCAATCTTTAATTACTGAACCTATTAATTTTGCAGCAGGTGGAGCCAATTTATTAATTGATGGAGTAAGAGGTTATAAGTCAAATGGTAAAACGTCTACAGCTGATCGAATAAAGGCTGTAGAACGTCTCAAATTTGTTAAATGATAAAACATACATGGAGAACCCTTTAGAGGCTCTACAGAGCGATTTCAAGC